GAAGAGCCTTATGCAAATGATTATCTTTATCTTTCCACAGTAACGTTAGAGGTATATTCAGAATGGAATAGAAAGTATCCACTTGTTGGTGCGGCAACAGTAGAAACAATTGTGTTTAAAGATGATACAGAAGGTGTGTTAATAGAAAAACATCCACCAATGGATTTGGTGTTACACTTCGGACTTGAGGGGGTGGGTCCACATTACGAAGAAGAGGGTGAAAACTACGCAGAACACGGTACAGATGCAAATGGTGTTACATATGGTCCAGGCTATGCCGACCCATATGGTTTCTAATTTATATTGATTTTAGGGGCCCTTTATAGGCATACTTAAATTACAACATGCTACAATGTAGCATATTTTGAGGAGGAGTTAAAATGGCTAATATACCAGGAATTTTAGGGTATCTAAAACCTTCAGCTGTTAGCAGTGTTACTACAAAGTCTAACACAGTTTCGTTACCAGGTGGTGCTAGAATCATAGCGCTTATTGGTTTAGGCGGCAGAGAAGAAGTACCTATTCCTAAAGTAGCAGTTACGGCTACAACAATAACATTCGCGTCACAAACTGCACCTATTTTATCTAATATGTATAGTGTATACCGCAATGCTATTGAAACTACAGACTTCACAGTTTGTTTAACTACAGGATTATTTACAGTTACAGCTACAGTAGGAGATCAGATTGCTATTAAATATGTTGCCACAAATGATTACAATACTCCTCAACTTTTCTTTAGTCCAAGTGAGTTATATGCAAAGCATGGTTATCCAAGTGAAACAAACACTCTTGCTTTGGGTGCTCAGATGGCATTTGAGAATGGAGCTCCTGCAGTTCTAGCAGTTCAAGCAGATCCAACAGATTTAGATTTCTCAGATTCATATAAGGCTCTTGAAACAGAGACTTGTAATTTCGTAGTTCCTCTACCAGTAAGATACTTCTTAGATGTATTTGCTGCTGGTAAATCGCACGTTGAAAATATGTCTTCGATGCGTAATAGAAAAGAAAGAATGCTCTTAATAGGTGGAGTTGATGGATTAACATTTGACGATGTAGTGGCAGTAACAACACCTACTACTCTTAGCAGCCCCTCTTATGCAACTGAACAAGACTCTTATGTGGACAATAAGTTTATTGGAGATTATGTTGGTAAGGTTATTCAAACAACTGAAACATATGGTCCAATTAATGATGCATGGGGCGTTCCATTAAACTATGGTGATAGCTTTAGAGTAGCTTATTTCTTCCCTGATAGAGTAGTAAGAATGATCAACACTGTAGCAACTACGCTTAATGGATTCTATGTAGCAGCAGCTGCTGCAGGTTGGTTTGCTAACCAAGGTAGCATTACTACACCTTTAACACTTAAAGCTCTTAATGGATTTGTCATTGAACAAAGCCGTAAGTTTGGTGAGCCAGCAATGGATCTATTAGCAGAAGCTGGTATCATAGTGATGGAAGCTTTAGGTTCAGGTGGACAAGCTCGTCATGGTAAAACAACAACACAAAGTGGTATCCCTGAACAAGAAGAAATTTCTATCATTCAGATTTCTGATTATGTAGCAACAACAGTACGTTCAAGATTGCAAGCTGAATATGTAGGTGGAGTAATTGATGGTAGCACTATCCCATCTATGAATGCAAAGCTGGATACTATATTGGCTGCTTTAGCAAAGAAAAAGATTATCTTTGACTCAGCTAATGCTTCGGTGAAACAAGATAGAATAGAACCAAGACAAATCAATATACAGTTTGATTGTCAGCCTATATATCCATTGAATTGGATTTTCATTAACTTCAGCTTAGGCTTACTATAATTTTAGGAGGACTTAAAAATGCCTGCATATAATGCATCCGATCTATCAACACCTACAGATGTTGGCGCTGCACAAATACAAGCTGGGTTATCTACTCACATTATCGTAAAAGTAGGTAAACTAATTGTAGGCGCTATTCAAAGCATATCTCCAGCAGAAACCCGCGCTCTAAATAGAATTAGAGAAGTGGGAACTGATGGATTTATCGAAATAGTTCCTACAGGTCCAGCTGAAGTTACTCTTGAAGTTGAGAGACTTTTATTTGACTTCCAACATTTGCCAGAAGCGTTTTCTCGTGGCTTTGCACATATCCAATCACAGCGTTTACCATTCGATGTTGAAATCCACCAAGAGGATGGAACATCAGATGGTAGAACCATAGTAACTACTTATCACAATTGCTGGATGGCTTCTTTTAACCAAGCATTTACAGCTGGTGATTATCTTATTACAGAAAGAGCTACATTATGGGCTGAATCAGTTTCTACTTCATCTTCAACACCAGTACCTAACAATGCAAACAACAATTCTTCGATTGCTCCTGATTCAATAGAGCAATGGGTAGATCAAGGTAAAGGTCCTGGAGCATTATCAGTACCAGTAGTAGCAGTTCAACAGTAATTTGGAGGAACAATGGTAGACGAACTTAAGAAAGATGTAATGCAATTGATGTACGTAGGACATATCGAAGAAACGGTTGATGTGGCAGGTTATAAATTTCTTTTATGTACACTTAATACTTCAGAAGATATTGCAGTATTAAATGCTGTACAGCATCTGACTGGAGCTGCTCAAGTTGCACAAATGCAGGTTGAGATTTTAGCTAGAGCAATCAAATCTGTAAATGGTTCGCCGCTAGAGAGTTTGAATACAAGTAAGGAACAGAATCCTAGTGTCGTTGCAAAACGCGTAGCTGTTGTAAGCTCTTGGCAGATTGGGTTGATGTCTAAAATCTTCGGTGAGTACAACAAATTAGTAGAACGTAGTAATCAAGCACTTGGTCTATAATCCCAAAGACGAGAAGATGACAGCAACCCTGCTCTTCTCGTCTTTTTTTTCACGCAGGTAAAATGGATAGTACTAAAAAGGTTCTCGAAATAATTAAACAAGAAGCACTTAGCTCACAAGGACGTTTGCGTCATTGGGTTGCTAAGTCATTGCACTGGGCAATTAATGACGAGAGATTCACAGACTTTACACCAGCAATGTGGGCATGGTACTCATATCAATATGAGCAAGATGCTAAAGAAGATATAGAAGAAAAGCGTGACATGATTGAATATTTAGCATCATTCTGGAATTCTGAAGCTGTTCAAAAGGTTAAAGCTACTCGTTCAAGAGATTCTAAGAAGAGAACAACAACTGACTTCCAAAAAACACTTACTAAATTCTTTGGTAAGGAATTAGATGAAAGCAAGATACCTAAAGATCATAAAACTCATAGTTCTAATAATGTAGACGAAGTTCGTGTAGTCAAACACAAAGAGGTTAAATAATGCCTGAGCCATTAAAGAATTTACATGATAGCATAGCAAAAGCTGATAAAGCTACTAAAGACTTTACAAAAGATCTTAAAGGGCTTGATGCTACAGGGACTAAAGCTTTAAAAGACTTAGATGAGGCTGCTAAGAAAACCAAATCATCTATGGAGCATCTTAAGGATGCTGGCAATAAGGTAGTTGATAGTTTTGATGCTATGACGCAGGGTGCAACAGTTCTTCCTGGTGTACTTGGTAAACTCGAACGAAAGTTAATGGATCTTGATGAAAGATGGAAGTCTAATCGTAAAACTGTAATGGATATGGGCTTATCTTGGCGTAATGAGTTTGGTAAAATGCTTGGAGCAGCAGATCATTGGGATTATAAAATGTCTCAATTGTCGGTTAACTTGTATACAGATTTAAGTAAGATTCAAGAAGCTGCTACTCAGTTAAGTGACTTTTTCAATCCATCAGAGATCTTTGATACAGAAGGTTTAAGATATGCTGGTAAGTCAATGGGGTTAGTTGAAACTAGTATGCGTCTTGCGATGGCAACAGGTATGGATTTTGCTGATGTAAGTAATTTTATGAAAACAACTATTAAAGGTTTGGGTATTGGTGCCAAAGATGCTGCTAACTACTTTGTTTTAATGGCTAACAAAACAAAAGAAGCTGGTATGTCAATGAAAGCATTTATGCCTATCATTCAAGATATATCAAAAGATTATATGATGTATGGTTTAGATATGAGGGGTGCAATACAGGAAACAGTAAATATATCTAAAGCTATGGGTAATAATAAAATGATTGTTGGTGACTTGGCTAAAGCTATGATGGGTGGCTTTAAGGGAATGTCAGATAGTGGTGAAGCATTCTTTGGTTTAATGGGAAAGATGCCAGGAAGTACAGGTGGAGCATTAGAAGCAGCTTTAGGCTTTGAAAGATCTCTTACAGATAAGGGTAAAGGATTAAAAGATGTTGTAACAGGAATGGCCACAACGCTTAAGGGTTTATTTGGCGGTCAACTTTTAAATCGTGAGAAAGCAATAGCTACAAATCAAGCACCTCAATATTGGCAGCAACGTTCACTTACTATGAGTCAAATGGGGATGGATAAAGCCACAGCGGATAAGTTCTTAACATTCTTAGCTGCCCGTGATGAAGGCAAGACAGAATTAAATGGAGAGAATGTTAATCAAACACTAGAAGACTTGACTAAAACATCAACTGATTATGCTAAAGAAACAACAACAGCTACACAACAATTATTGCTTGAAACTAAGAATCTTGTTTCCATCAGTAGAAAGAATTTGGTGGTATCAGCAGCTTTGGATAATTTAAAACACCTTAAGGTGGGTGGGGCAGTTATCAATACGTTATGGAGTGTAGGACAAGCCATAATGGCTAATCAAATGCTATCTGCTATTGTAAGTGGTTCTCTTGGTAGCATGTCTGCAGGTGCAGGAGCAATTACTGGAGCAGGAATTTTAGCTGCGGCTGGGGTAGGTGCAATGGCTTTTGCCGCAACTGATTTAATCCAAGGTGGGAAAGCTACAAAAACATTATTTGGTAACAATCAAGAACCTAATATTGCTGATATTTCTAAAAAAGCTTTTGGTGGTATTGTGACACAACCCACACTAGCATTAGTAGGTGAGGGTGGTAGGGCTGAAAGAATTACAAATGTAGGAAGTGAGATTGGTGGAGATATTAGAATCATTGTAGATATTAAAGATGGTATTAGAACAATAGCACAAAAGACTATTAATTACAATATAGCTACACATCAATTATCTCCTGGTAGAGCTGGAGAATTGGGCGTGGCACATCGTTAGGGAGTAATGTATGGCTGATATGTTTAAAATACCGAGTGCTGGTGAAACAGCTTCTTCTAAAGTTGTTAAGGACTCTATTAATGCAACTGGTAATAATCTCGTTAGTGGATTCTTTGGTGAAGGTAACTCTGGTGTATTTAGAAGAGAGGTTATAAGATGGCAAGTGCCAAGTAAACAATTCCACATTGAAATGTACATCAATCCTCAGAACATTACCATACAAAGTTCAAAGTTAATTAATGAAGTTAGGACAAAGGGTGGATTTATTATTCAGTATTGGGGTGAGAACTTTGACACTGCTTCTATTGCTGGTATGACTGGATCAGGTGGTATTGAGGGAATTAATATACTAAAGAGTATATATAGGGATGAACAATTAGAAATCGATGGAGTGTTGAAAACTATTATTAGTACAATACAAAATATGAATACCACTCAAATTGCACAAGCGGCAGGGCTTGGTATAAGCGAGGGAGCAAGTGCTCTATATAACTTTGCAACGAATGGAAATAGTCAAGCCGCTGCTGCATTAAAGTCGCTTGCGGCTCGTGCAGCTAATGTAAAGATGTTCTATCAAGGCGTTACATACAGAGGATTCTTTAAAACCTTTAACTCCACTGAAACAGCTGATCAATTAGGTTTGTTTAATTATGATATGGCTTTTACAATAGTAGAGACAATAGGTAAGCGCAGCAACTATATGCCTTGGCATCGTAAAGCTTCAGTTCCAGCTCCAGGGCCAGTAACATATAGTCGCATTACTCAAAGTCCAGATAGCATTCTGCAAGATAAATTAAGAGGCTTGGTTACTGACACAAGAAGTAGGACATCAAGATAATGGCTGAAAAAACATTTGTAGATACAGTAGGCGATATAGTACAAGAGGTAGGTTCGTCTATCCCTCAATTGCAAGGAACAGGTTTATTTGGTTCTAATAAGCAGCAATCGTGGATGGGTGGAAATATCTTTGGTGATAATAAGACTACTCGTCATGTACCAGGAGAAAGAGTTGATACACTTGGAGGAGAAGTTGTTCTATTTAGCGATACTCCTTCTGCTACTGTTCTAATTAAGAAAAAGATGTTTGGTGCAAATAAAGAGGCTTGGACATTCCGTTTACATGCTGATAAGTGGGATGGTGCAATTAATCAAGCAGTGATAAATGTGCTTTCTAGTATCTATGCTGCTAAGGTTGTAGCATTAAGCGAATATGAGAAATTAACTAAGACTGTTAAGAATCATCCAGAGCTTGGAGCATTTGCAGGAATGAATGATACTGTTAATAGTCTTTCGCCCTTATTAAAGCTACTTAATATTAATATCGATCCAAATCCAGAAGCAGTTCTTACTTCTTTAAAGACTACCACAACTGGAGCATCTACAAATAGAAATGCATCTCAAAAGACGAATGCAAACGAATGGAGAGGCGTTATAGAGTTGTGCAATGTAGAGTCAATCTCTACTAATCTTTCTGTTACAGGTGGATTGGGTAGTGCAAGCATTTCAATGCAGAATCCTTATAACATCCTAATGATCACAGAAGCAGATATAGATGCAGCTATTATGGATTGGTATTACAATAAAACAAAATCAACTGTCATATCTACGTTGAATGACTTGCAGACATATAACGCGTTTTATAAGAATCATTATAC